CTCGGCACTGCGTACAGTTGCGCGGTACTCACCAACGGGCAACGGCTCCGGCGGCTTTGCATCGCTAATGTCAGTGCTGAATTCAAATACACCGGGTAGGTCAGTCATGTTGTGGTTCCTTGTTGCAGCGAAGATAGTATAGCAACACTAGCCGCTTATGTCAAGCTACTTAGTGTTTGGTATGTCATGCAGCGGACGCTACCCATTAGGGGCAGGCACCTTGTTAAATCCTGCTGCACGCCATTCATTGTACCAGTCAGCAATACCGGGTCCGGTATTAGTGGCTTGGTCATAATTCCATTTAAAACTTGTCTGTGTTCCAGCACCGACAAACATACGACTACGCATAGGTGCCTTAACACCGTGGTTACGGAAGTAGAGGATGCGTTCCCTACCTGTATCTTCCATATGCCAAATCTCACTGATGCGTGCTGGCATGATGTTACTCATCTGTCCGCCAAGATTGATAGTGATCTCGTCAATCACACCCTTCTCATTACGTGATACGCTTTCATGACAGATGAATATGCAATGCACACCAGCATCAATGCAGATACGTTGCACCATACTAGCGCAGTCAAGCATCATGGCTGTGCGAATACCATAGCCAGTGATGCCGGGTGCCTCGACACTAGCAACAAACTTACCCACGTTGGCCTTACCTGTAGCAATGCCATAGTTAAGTGCAAGTTGGCCAAACGTAGTGAGGCTGTCAACTACGACAGTCTTAATATCCTTATCCTCTGCCAGTATCTTAGCTAAGTCACGTTCAACACTACTGCCTTGCTTGAAGTCAGCAAGTTGTGCAGACTTAGTGCTAGAGAAGTCTGCAACTAAGATGTTGTCATTGCGTGCAAGTGACGCCGTACCTGCGGGGTCAAACTGTAACCATAGTTTCTTACCCATGCTGGTTGATGCAAGCACAGTCTTACCACAAGCAGGCTTGCCCCATATGAGTGCCATAAATAACTCTTGACGTGTTGCTGTTGTCTCAACAGTAACCTTACCTATCTGCATTACTAGTCTCCTGTTGATACTTCATCGAGAGGTGACCATTCATCAGTGTGCATTTCGTTAAGCATATCACGCTGTTCATCCTTTGGTGATGCACACATGGGGATGAGTGAGCATGGTCGGAAGTATCTGTTGCAACTATGTGTGTACATAGGTGCATCTACAGGGTTGTCAATGTTGGCATCATGCATAAGCACAGTATGCTCTACCCATTCTAGCCAGCTTTGTAACTGCTCATCAGTACGACGCACATCCTCAATGTGCATACTGTTGTACATCTCACGCGCCAACGGCAACGTCAAACCCACAACCTGTGCACGACGTACAGGTGCTTCGCTGTACAAACTTGCCGCCATTAAGTAACCACTAACTTGGTGGCTAGTGTGCCATGACATATACCACGCAGGACCAAGACGTGATGCTGTCTTGTTTTCCTGTGCAATTAGTTCGCCACCAAACCCATTGGTATGGATGCCGTCAATGCGTCCTGTGAATAGAAACTCACGCACAGACTTGTCGCCTGTACCTGTAACATGCACAGCAAACGGCAATTCAATACCTACGTCACTGGTAGTATCTTCCACGTCACGTACCCATACAGGATACCTGCGGAAGTCCCAACGCTGTATGTAGTACAGTAGTGCAGCTTCCAAGTTAGAATAGGTACGCCGCTTGTCCATTGGATCATCTTGATATCCTTGTGCTTCTAACACAGCAAGGCAGAAGTTACGTGCACGTGACACATCATCACCACCTGGATGTGATGCAATAAGGATTAGCTCATTAGCTAAACCTTCGATGTTACCAAACAAACGCTTGGCATGGTACGCAAATAAATCTGGCTTGTGGTGCTGTATAAGCAAAGAGTATAGACGCAGCGCAGCAAAGCACTCATGCATTGCCTTACCAGCTTCGAGTGCCATAGCACGTCCTTCACCAGGACCATGCATAACCTTATGCTTTGCGTAACGCACAATGCCCCACTTGGGACAGGTATTAATAGCAGTCATCTTAGTGAAGTCAAACGCATCGAGGTTACGCGGTGCGATGCCGCGCACATAGCGTAACTCTACACTGCCCCAACTCATGGCTTATCGTTTTCACCAGTGAGTGCTGGATCGCGGGCTAGTTGTTGTGCTTGTTCACGCAGCTTCTGTGCCAGCGGTGTCATGTCACGCAGCGTATTCACAGCATGTGCTTGTGCCATCTGGTTGTCAACCATCTTATCGAACATGCCCGCCAGTGCAATGAGTTGCTGCCGGAGTGACGCGATATCTTCCGCATGGCTAATGAGTACCTTACCAATTGCAGGGTCAATCTTCCCCATCAGTGCCGTTCGTATCTGCCGTGTGTTCATGCTTATGTTCCTCGAATGATATCTGATTGGTCAAAGCAGCCAGCGTGATGATGCGCTTCTCTACCTTGTCTAGTGCCTTGTCTAACGCAGCCAATTCCTTATCCATGTACGCAGCTTGCTTGTTATACAATGCAGCAAGACGGTCATTGCGTATGCCTGCCTTGCGTGCCTGTGTTTCCTCATACTTACGTACAAGAGCAAGCCTTCGGTCATGTATGCCAGCAATGAACACGTCTTGTTCTGCTTGTGACATTTCAATGAACAGCTTACGATGCATTGCTGTGTCATCAGGCGATACGTTATCTGACAGCGTACTCATTAGTACAGCCATGAAATAAGGTTGATGACCACGTTACCGAAATATGCAAGCGCAAGTACAACCACCAGCACACACACAACGTCTATGGTGTTTGGCCGTGGCGTCATTGACGTGAACCTGTGCGCCAGATAAGGAACAAACCAAACGCAGCAACGCAGAAGGCGTACGTTGGCAGATCACCGAAGTGGTTTACATCTGATGCGCGGTCAATCAGCCACATCAGTGAACCGCTGTAGAAGCCTGCAATGATGCAGCCTAGTGCTGGATCGGTTGGTGCGTTGCTCATTTGAATTGCTCCAAGATTGAGTTGACTGCTTGCTTTGCGTCAAGCATAGACGACGCTGTGCCTGTGAAGAATTGCGCCTTCATAGGTACAGTGAGTGTCCATAGAAACTCACGTGATGCTTTGTCATAGATAATGGACCACACATTATCACGCAGCTTACCACGCTTTACGTTAGGCTGTAGGTTTACGATCACTGCACTCATACTTATACCCTCACCAATTACTCAAAGCATCATACACTATCTAGCTCCTTAAGTCAATACGTACAGGCTTGCCTTCCTTGTTGTAACATACAAAGCTGCGTACACCGTAGTGCATGAGCATGGTAAAGCAGTGCTTGCATGGGTAGCTTACTGCTGGTTTACCTAGCTTGCCTAGCCGTGCAACAGCAATCACTGACTTTTCAAAGTCAAAGTTCTTTGGCAAGTCAAACAAGGCTGAGGCTTCTGCATGTGTATGCGTAGTTAGTGGGTGCCACAGGTTGTAGGTTGGATGCGTCTTTGCTTCATTGACACCCTCCGAGTGCATCCCTGCGCTGTCATAAATAACTGCACCTGTGCGCCATGACTTCTTGGGTACTGTACTGCTCATACACAGATTGGTAGCGTACTGCAGCATACTAAGATCATGCCTTGATAGCATGAGCATGTGCGGTGCGGCATCAAGGTAATGGTTTAGGTTTTGGAACATTTCGCTGGCCCACCTTTCTACCACGAGGGTCACGTTTGAAATGATGTATAGCATCAGGGTCATCAACACGTATTTGCAGTGAACAACCTAACACACCTAGCACACGTTCAAACACTGCTAGCGTAGGACCACAACGCCCGCTACTCCAACTTGTAATGGTGCTGCCTGTCATATCTAGATCATGAAGCAGCCTGTTGCGACCTACATTGTTGCTGTCCAACAGCACTAGTAATTCCTTAACTAACCTTGACATGCTGTGCTTCTTCCTTTGCCTTTGCCAAACGTAACCGAGTAAGCAATGCTACTGGGTTCCAGCCGCAGTACATAACGTCACGCATGTGTGACGCTGCATATACGTA